ACTCGTTTTAAAGCAAACGATTTAATTAAGTTATTTTCTGGTACAAGTGGATCGTTTAATTTATATAGTGATTTCGCAGAACCTATTTTAAGTAAATTTGTTAAGTCAAATGTTGATAGCTTTTTTAAAGAACTATTTGTTATCAATCCAGCAATTGGTGGTACATCTGTCGGAGATGGGGAGTTTGTTTTGGGAGTTTTAGGTAACGGAATAAAGGGAGTTACAGGGGATGTAGATTTGGTTGATAAGCAACCAATTGATAATTTAAAAATACCAGGTGCAAATATAACTTTAGAAGTTGGTACAAACAATAAGATTATTGGTTCATCTTCTCGTGAAAAAAAATATATGACTACTGCGCGTAATATAATTACAGCGGTTCGCGCTCCATTAGTCAACGGTGGTCAAATAAGAGAAGCAGATGAATTTTTCTTTAATAGTGACGCTCAGCGATGGCAGTATATATCTAAAGAGATTGGTAATTTTGGAGTGTTAAAAGGTCAAAATATCAAATGGTTAGCCGATACATTAAAACACGCTAGTCATGAGGATTATATAGATTATAAAGGAAAAGAATATCTCTCAACACCTGAAGCAGCTGGTAAGTCTTTAATTAATAGAATTGTTGGTGGTATGGTGATGTATGATTACCTTATTGGTCATGGAGATGATATTATTGTTTCAATATATTTTTCTAGTCAAGCAAATAAACAGAGCGCAAAACTACCTCCGGGGTATACTGAGTATGACGTTCGGTGGTTAAACGCTCGTCAGTTAGGACTTGAGGGTACTATTAATTTTATTGTTAAAAATAAATGGTATAATTTTAATATTGATCCACAAGCAACTAGGTTTACATTTGGTACATGAACGTAATAGGATTATATGATACAATGGTGATGGGTTACAGAGTTAAAATACAACCCTATAAAATTAGTATCTTTGATGACGAGCATGAGATTGATGGAGATAGAGTACCGAATAAGATAGTAAAGTATATCATTGAAGAAGGTTTTTGTGACACTTGGTTAAAGAGTGCAATGGGTATAAAGGTAAACATTTATAGGCAAAAGGAATGTTAGAGTATAAAGATTATTTTCCGTTATATGAAGCAGCAGGGCCAAATAAACATTTGACTCATCTAGAGGAGCTTATTCTCACTAATGGTAAAGACGGCGCTACAAGAGCGATACAATACTTACAAGCATTGACTGAGGTATTAGATAGCGGTACTCCTAAAGCAGTTAATACGACAGTTAAGTATGATGGTGCCCCTGCTGTAATAGTTGGAGTTGATCCTAATGGTAATTTCTTTGTAGGTAGTAAATCTGTATTTGCTAAAGTGCCTAAAATGAATTACTCTATTAATGATATTAAACAAAACCATTCTCATGCTCCAGGTTTAGTAGATAAATTAATTCAAACATTCGTTCACTTTAAAGGAGTTAATTTTACTTCTACTTATCAAGGAGACTTTTTATTTGATGATGAGATTAAAGAGCTGAATACAATTGATGGAGAAGAGCATGTTATTTTTAAACCTAATACAATTGTGTATGCAGTTCCGACTAATAGTGAGGAAGGTCAGAAGATAGTTAAAGCAAAGGTTGGTGTTGTCTTTCACACCGAGTACGATGTTAATTTAGATGAGCAAGGAGTTCCTAGATTTACTACTAAGAAGTTTGGAGTTGATGTTACAAATATTAATCCTGGCCCAGATGTTTATGTTAAGGATGCTTACTTTGAGAGCGACGCAGGATATGTTACTTTAACAGATGAAGAGACTAATTTAGTTACATCATATATTAATAGCGCTAATCAGGCTCTTAGTAATATAGACTTTGACGCTGCTAGTGAGAAGATGTTATCTAATATAAACACATACATTAATACTGAAATCCGTGGAGGAGAGTTCTTAGGGGACAATGCTGTATCTTTTCAGAATTTTGTTGAATGGTTTACAGGTAGAATTAATAAACAAATAAGTACCCTTAAGAGTGATGCTGGTATAGCGAGAGCTACTAAAGCAAAAGATACATTACTGTCTTTAGTAGAGGCTGCTAAAGAAGATATTTTAAATATATTTGAATTTCAAAAAGCAATTAAACAAGCTAAAGATATATTCATACAAAAATATAATAATATGATGCAAGGAGTTAGTATGAAGCATTATTTGTTTGAGCCAAATGGTGACTTAGTAGTTACAGAGCCTGAAGGTTACGTAGCTATAGATGCTACTGGTAATGCTGTTAAGTTTGTTGATCGTTTAGAGTTTAGTAGAGCTAATTTTGCTATTGATACAGATAGTAAGTTCAAGAAGAATTAGTGGTTTCCTAAAATAATCCTGTAAATAATCCTATAGGATGACTATCGTTTTTAATCTATTTGACTCAGAATATAGTGGAAGGTTTTTAAAGTCTTGGATTAACTTAACTACATATCTTAATCAAACAGGAATCAATTATTATGTTTCTCATCACTCTAGTTGTAATGCTTTTTATGCAAAGCAAATGTGCTTAGGCGGTAATGTATTAGCAGGTCCGAAACAAGTTCCTTTTCAACAAAAAATAAAATATGATATATTAGTCTTTTTGAGTAATAAGATTTCATTTAGTCCAACTCAGTTTGTTAAATTGTATAATAAGTTTAAAGATTATAAATTTTTATCTGGTCGACTTGATGGTAGATATAAAACGTTATCACAAGATACAGATTATATTATTGCAGACTATTTAGACTTTGATCTTGTTTTTATTCGTAAAGGAGTATTTGAGGAATTAGAGTACCCGTGGTTCCGTCCTCATATATGTACAAGCGAACAAGAGCAGCAGTTTGTTGATATTGATATCTGTAATCGTATAAAGGAACAAGATATAAAATTAACAATAGATAAATCAATAGATCTTCATGAAGGGAATTTTAATTTTGTAAAGGTATTATGAATAAAACTATAATTATATGTTGCCCCGGTAATAGCTTTCCTGGTAAGTTTGTTATTTCTTTAACTCATTTAATTAAACATTTAACTAATAAAGGGTTTACTGTAAAGTTTTGTACTACATACTCTCGTAACATATATGAGGTTCGAAATAAATGTCTGTTAGGTAAGCCAGAAGATGGAGAAGAGCAAAAGTTATTTGATGGTCTTGAGTATGATTATATTTTATGGTTAGATGATGATGTAATATTCTCACCATCTGATTTTGATAAAGTATATAAAGAAGATAAAGATGTAATGTCTGGATTGTATCTTATGTCAGATAATACTCACTTTGCTGCTGTAGAGTTTTGGGATGAAGAATACTTTCAAAAAAATGGTTCATTTGAATTTCTACATAAAGGAGACATTGGAACTAGGTTGTTACCATTTAAAGTAGAATATGTTGGCTTTGGTTTTCTTTTAATTAAAAAAGGTGTATTCGAGCAAATAAGCTATCCTTGGTTCGAGCCAACATATTTAGAGATTAAAGATTGTAAAGATTTTTCTATGGAGGATGTGACGCTTTGTCTTAAACTCAGCAAATTAAATATTGATATATATGTTCACCCTGAAGTCGTTGTTGGACATTATAAGCAGATAGAAATGAGGATATGAGTGCTGAGACTCCTGAAGAATTCTGGTATGAGAATTTAAGTAAATATCATTCTAGTGAAGCAGTTAATGCATTCCCGCAAAATCTAATTGTTACGTCTTTAGTAAAGATGTCTCAAAAGGATGTCGTTGTTTTAAAAGGTCATTTAAAAAATGGCTACAACTTAATTATAACTTACCCGTCTCATAATAATATGGTTAAGAATTTTATAGGTATAGGTATAGGGGATTGTGAGTATACAGCTGAGACTTCAGTCAAAGTGTATGAGTTAGATTATAATTTACCTATAACCGATGATTTTTTGCAAGGCTTACTTGTCAATAGTCATGCATGGGAAATTTTAGAGTATTGGGACTTATCTGGATATTAATCATTAAATACTTATATGCCTGTTAATTCAGATTTTAGAGTAAAAAATGGTCTCATTGTTGGTTCTTCTGGTAATGGGTCAATATGCGGCGGAGATGGCTTATTTACAACTAGTTTAAGTTCCGCGGCACTTAGTGGTGATGGTCGCGCCATCACGACGACAGCTGCAGTATCCTTATCAGGAGATGTTGGTGGTTATGTATTATTAGATAACCTTACAGGTGAGAAGACCATCACTGCCACTATTCAGGCTAATAGCGTTGCCCTTGGTACAGATACTACAGGTAATTATGTCCAAGATATTACTCTTAATTCTACATTTGAGACCCTTACTGGTGCTAGTTTAGCTGCTGCAGAAGGTAATCAAATAACAGGTTTAGGTATTAAAGCCTCAGGAGTTACTGCTGGTACATACGGTTCAACAACAGCTATACCAGCTCTTACAATTGACGAGGCTGGTCGTATTACATCTGCTAGCACAAATTCTCTCGCGACAACTCTCACAGCTAATGATGGTACAACCGACATTGGGATTAATCTTTTAACCGAAAAACTAACTCTTGCTGGTACTACTAATGAAATTGAGACAGCGGCCTCTGGTAATACAATAACAATCGGTCTACCAGACGATGTAACTATAGCAGGTAATCTAACAGTAAACGGTACTCAAACTACGTTAAACACATCTGTTACATCTACTACAACAGCTACTGAAAACAATTTTGTAATTGAATCTACCGACGATGGTGCTACTGCATCACCGGATTTAAAGTTATGGCGCAATAGTGCCACACCTGCTGATAATGATACTATAGGTAATGTTATTTTCACAGGTAACGACAGTGGTGGTACCTCTACTGATTATGGTCATATACTTACTCAAATAACTGATGTTACTAATGCTACTGAAGACAGTAGGATGACATTTAAGACAATGGCCGCTGGTACATTGTCTGATAGGTTAACAATTAATAGTGGTAGTGTTGGTATAGGAACAACTGATCCTAATAACACATTAACTGTTGCAGGTACATTGAGTGCTAGTGGTCAGATCACTGGTAATATTACTGGTAATTTAACAGGTAATGCTGATACAGCGACTGCATTAGCAACAGCTAGAAACATAGGCGGTGTTAGTTTTGATGGTACTGCTGATATTGTTCCAACAACAATAACAGTTGCTGATACTACATCCACTAAAGCATATCTTGGAATGTTTGAGAGTGCTACTGGTGATCTATTGCCTAAGACTGATGCTGATATTTTTTATAATGCTAGTACTTGTAGATTAACAGTTAACGGAACGATAAGTGCCGCTGGGGTCGTATATGCAGATGCATTTAATTCAGCTACAGGTGGTAGTACAATAGATTTTAATGATGACGTTGACTTAGCTGGTACACTTACATTGAGCAGTGGGTTATCGTCTGGATCTTCAAACTCTGTTCTAATAGAAAATAGTGGTCTTGTTGAGAAAAGAGCAATTGACTCCAGGGTCTTTGATAGTCCCAACCGGTTAGTTGATAATGGTGGTTCTGATGGTACAGCGAATAGATTAACTAAATTTAACGATGCTGAGTCAATAATAATTTCTACAATTTCTGACGATGGTAGTGATATTATATTAGGTGTTACCAATACAACTGTTAAGGTTGATGATGATGCTACAGCAGGATCTATACAGTTTAATAATAATACATCTGCTTATCATTCTACTACATGTACAGTATCTAATGCTGCTTCTGGTGTATTAGTAAGTATTCCAGCTACATCTTACAGAACTGGCAAAGTCGTAATTTCAGGTAAAGGTACTTCAGCTTGTACATCTCATGTTGAAGCAACAGAAATACTAATGGTTCATGATGGGACTGATGTATATACAACAGAGTATGCTACTATTAGATCTGGTGATGCAGTAGGGGAATTCCATGCAGTAGTTAGCAGTGGTAATATTGAGTTAAGAGCTTGTAATGAGCTCGGAGGCTCTGCTACGGCTACATTTGTAACAGCTATTCAACATTTAACTTGTTAATATAAACTTATATAACGGTTTGAAGGGCCTTCGGGCCCTTTTTTTATTAAATAATTAGGTAAGTGGATAGTGGAAACTTATGGCAACTAAAAATTTTTTTGTAAATGATGGGCTGAAGGTCAAGGGTAATACGCTCCTTAACGGGACTACGTATACTGATGGTGCTTCAGCGAAGCTTCACGTTAAGTCGGCAGCAAACGCAACAGGTGCTAACCTCAGTAATGTCAATGGGTTACTGATCGAGAACAGTGGAACAGGTAACGGTAACTACGCGCTGAAACTCGCTACAGGTAGTGGAAATATCTTTAATGTAAGTAACGCTGGTAATATTGGCGTAGGTACTTTAGACGCTAAATCCATTTTACATGTA